ATCGCGGGTTCCGTCGCGGCGTCCGGCTTTGGTGCAGGTACAACAAGAGACATAGTGACCTCTGAATAGGGGACGGTGGACGCCAGCGTTGAACGAGGTCACAGACCTGTCGCGGCTGGCGTGCCGTCCGGCGCGGGGCGCGTTCTGTTTAGCTGCTGGCAGCCTTTTTGATGGCTGATTCCAACCGCTCAATATCCTTTTTGACGCCGCAGTTGCTGTTTAGCTGGAAGGCGCGTTTCAGGTGTTGCAGGGCGAGCGGCAGTTTCTCCGCATCGCGATACAGGTAGCCGGTGATTTTGTGCAGCTTGGCGCGTACCTGATCCGGCATGTCGTGGCTTTCCGTCAGTTCCATCGTGGTCATCAGTACATCGAGACTGACCGGCTCACCGGCAGCATGAGCGCGGGTGCTCATGTCGGCGATTTCCTCCGCCAGCGCATAACCGGCAGGGCGTTTGCCGAACGGCATCGCCAGCTTGTAATGCAGCGCATAGCGGGCGATTTCCAGCGCACCGGCATAATCACCGGCATCAATACGCCAGATCATGATGGTCATCAGGATGGCGTCCTGAGCGCCTTTACCCTCAGCGAGAACGCCCGCCACCCACGGCGCATATTCGGGCAGCATTTTGCGTTTGAGTTCTGCCTTTTTCTCAGCGGAATAGGCTTTCTTCAGGGCTTTCTGATCAGCATTAAGCTTTTGCAGCAGCAGTTCATAGCCGGTGGCATGACGCAGCAGGCTGGTATCCTGCTGCGCGGCTTCGATCGCTGACTGCCGCAACAAATGACGTCGGGCAGGGCTGGTCATGGCTTACTCCTGAGCTGCCGGTGCGGTGGTACCGGATGCAGTTTTGATGGCATCAACGATCGCCGAGGTGAATTTGCTGAGTTCGGCCTTATCAGAGGCGTCATCTTCTCCGGCGGTCACTTCGATGTTCTCGATCAGACAGCCGCAGCCGTAATCTTCCACTACGTAATCCTCGTTAATGGATTCGTAGTTTTCGATGCGGTCACGCTTAGGCACTTCCTCAACGTGGCGGCGATGCGTGCCGTCCTGCCAGTAAATGGACAGGTTATCCAGACGGGTGATCAGCATGGCATTGGCAGGGAAGCCGGGCACACGAACGGCGGGTAGATTGCCGATGCGTTTCTGGCTGACAATCAGGTCGGCGGCCATCGCCTCAGTGTTTGGCTGCTGTTTGTTGATCAGCGGGAAATACTTATCTGCGAGCAGCTTGCGGCCACAGACCACCACCAGTTCGGTGTCGTCCTGATAGATGGGGTCGATCAGTTCATTCACCGCATCGAAGACCAGCGCGTCGAGGTTTTTGTATTCACCTTCGCCACCGACTTTCACCGCCTCATTGGTCACGGTACCGTCTTCGGCGACAATCATGCCCATCACTTTGGTCGGGGCATTCAGGCGGTATTTTTGCAGCCAGCCCACACCGACATCCTGCAACAGCGGATTCTGCACGCGGTTAGACGTCGGTGCGCGGGAAACACCGTTAAAGCCGACCAAGATGCGATCCAGCGCCTGACGCTTGATAATGGCGTCACGAAGACGGGTCTGAAAATCGTTGTAGCGCGCCCACAAGTCCAGCTTGCTGTACATCCAGTGGAAGTCGTAGTTGGTTTTGGTGCAGTGGTAGCCTTCCTGATCCAGCTTGGTGAAATCAGCGGTTTCACGCTCGTCACCGGCGTCAGTGTTGGTGGTACTGGCAATCGTGCCGGTGACGCCGACGCCCACTTTCGCGCCCATCATTTCGTCCACCGGAATGATGTTGATACGGGTCAGGAACTCTGAGGATTCCTGTAATCGGGTCATCAGCGTCTGCGTGACGGACGGCTCGACGTTAAATTTCTTGTCCAGCGTGCCGACGTCAACATTGTTGAGTTTGGCGAGCTGGGAGAGGAACGCATTAAATTTAAAGCGCGTTTCTTTTTTCATGAGGTATTTCCTGAGAATGAGTTAAAGGTGTCGGATCAGCAGTCGGTGACCGTCTCGTCCACGCCTGCACCGCCGGTTGCGTGCGGGCGCTGGTTAAAGTTCTGCGCCGGTGTCTGCGCTAACTTGCCTTTCAATTCAGTGAAGGCGTCATGTTCCGCAGCGGTGGATTTTTCCAGGATATCGACGCGGCTCAGCAGGTCGGTCAGGCTGGTTTCATGCTTATCCAGTCCGGTCTGAGCGTATTGAGCGACCTCGCTGACGGCTTCGTGAACATCGGCCAGGCGGGCATCGTCTGATGCCTGTTTACGTGAAAGCTTTTGTTTCACCAGGGCGAATAGAGAAGGAGCAGTTTCCGGCGCATCTTCAAACTCAATCAATGCTTCGGTGGCAACCGTGAAAAGGCTTTCGGGATCGGTTTTACGACCGGCGAGCGGGTTCTGTTTGGCTTTGCGGCTGAACTCCAGCATTTCAGTGCCGAGGCTTGCGGGGTCATCGGTGACGGCCAGACCGACCAGGTAGGATTTATTGGAGTTGGCAAAGTTGCGTTTGATCTCCATCGAGGTGTAAACCTTCTGCCCGTCGCCGACCATCTGCGTTAAATCCGCGGTCGGGCTGATCATTGCGTACAGTGCCCATTTGTCATGCAGCAGCGGTTCAGCCGCGTCATCAATTTGTTCGGCTTTCAGCTGGATTACGTCACCGTAGCGGCGGAAATCGCTGGTCGGTAATACGCCTTTGATGTGCTCCAGATTGACGCGGGCGCCGTAGGCTTTCGCGCTATATGTCTCCGCCATTTGCTTGATGTCGTTAGCATCAATTTCGCGGCCGTCGCAGGTGTCGCCTTCGACCCCGATACGGAACCATTTCGATACTTTCTTTGCCATGTGACTGACTCCGGTAATGAGTGTTGAGAACGGGAGTTAGTTTCCAGACAGTCACCGCAGGCCGCCAGCCGATGCGGGTTGTTGCCCGATGGCACAACGTGGGCAGCGCGAAAAACGGCTGTTCGGCCGGTAACGTGGCGGCATGAATATTTCAAACTCCACCATCATCAGCGACCCGCGCCGACAGGCGGCACTGCTTTACTGGCAGGGTTTTTCTGTGCGGCAAATCGGGGAGATGCTGAGCCAAAAAACGCCGACCGTGCAGAGCTGGAAAACTCGCGATCAGTGGGAGGCCATTGCGCCCATTTCTCGCGTGGAAACCAGCATGGAAGCGCGGCTGATCCAGCTCGTCATGAAAGATGTAAAGGAGGGGAAGGACTACAAAGAGATCGACCTGTTAGGCCGACAGATTGAACGCCTGGCAAGGGTAAACCGTTACAACCACACCGGCAGCGAGGCTGATTTAAACCCGAACGTCGCCAACCGTAACAAGGGCGAACGAAAGGCACCCGATAAGAATGTTTTCAGCGATGAGGCCATTGAGAAACTAGGCGACATCTTCATTGAAACCTCGTTTGAGTATCAGCGCGGATGGCATCAGGCAGGGCTTCAGCACCGTATCCGCAACATTCTCAAGTCCCGCCAGATTGGCGCAACCTTCTACTTTGCCCGGGAAGCGTTGATTGATGCGCTGACCACTGGCCGCAATCAGATTTTCCTGTCGGCCAGTAAGGCGCAGGCGCATGTCTTTAAGAACTACATCATCGACTTTGCGAGACAGGTGGATGTCGATTTAAAAGGCGACCCGATTGTCCTGCCGAACGGCGCACGGCTGATTTTCCTCGGTACCAACGTCCGCACTGCGCAGAGCTATACCGGCAATCTTTACCTGGATGAATACTTCTGGATCCCTAAGTTTCAGGAGCTGCGCAAAGTTGCCTCCGGGATGTCGCTGCATAAAAAATGGCGTAGCACCTATTTTTCAACACCGTCCAGTCTTGCACACAGCGCCTATCCGTTCTGGTCTGGCGAACTGTTCAACAAAGGGCGTCGCAATAAGGCTGACAGGATTGACCTGGATTTAACTCACGCACACCTTTCAAAAGGCGTGCTGTGCGATGACGGCCAGTGGCGGCAGATTGTAACGGTGGAAGATGCGCTGTCAGGTGGATGTAACCTGTTCGACCTGGAACAGCTGCAACTGGAATACAGCCCCGCTGAATATGAAAACCTGCTGATGTGTGAGTTCGTGGATGATCAGGCGTCGGTGTTCCCGTTCGCCGAGTTGCAGGGCTGCATGGTGGACAGCCTGGACGAGTGGGAAGACTTCGACCCGTACCTGAAACGGCCATTTGCCTATCGTCCCGTGTGGATTGGTTACGACCCGTCACATACCGGCGACAGCGCAGGTTGTGCAGTGATTGCTCCGCCGGTGGTTTCTGGCGGCAAGTTCCGCGTGCTCGAGCGTCATCAGTGGAAGGGTATGGACTTTGCCGCGCAGGCCAGAAGCATCGAGGAACTCACCAATCGTTATGCCGTTGAGTACATAGGCATCGACGCCACCGGTATCGGGCAGGGTGTATTCCAGCTTGTGCAGCAGTTCTTTCCTGCGGCGCGTGAGATCCGTTACAGCCCCGAAGTGAAAACCGCGCTGGTACTCAAAGCAAAAGACACCATCAGCTCCGGCCGCCTGGAATATGACACCGGACATACAGACATCACTGCGTCGTTTATGGCGATCCGCAAAACGATGACCGCCAGCGGCAACCGTTCAACCTACGAAGCCAGCCGCAGTGAAGAGGCCAGCCACGCCGACGTGGCGTGGGCAATCATGCACGCCCTGTTAAACGAACCGCTAACCGCCGCCAATGGCGGACAAAGCCCGAACATTCTGGAGTTCTACTAAATGAGCAAGCGCAAATACCGTAAAACCACACAGACCACGACCACTGAAAGCCAGCAGGGCGCGGAGGTATTCAGCTTCGGTGATCCGACGCCGGTTTTAGACCGCCGCGAGATTCTGGATTACATCGAGTGCACCGGCAACGGCCGTTGGTATGAGCCGCCGGTCAGCTTCGACGGACTTGCCCGCAGTCTTCGCGCCGCCGTTCATCACAGCTCACCGATTTACGTGAAGCGCAATATCCTCGCCTCAACATTTATCCCGCATCCATTGCTGAGCCAGCAGGAGTTCAGCAAATTTGCGCTGGATTATCTGGTGTTTGGGAATGCGTACCTGGAACTGATCCGCAATCAGCTCGGCGAACCGCTGCGATTTGAAGCCGTGCCGGCTAAATATGTGCGTCGCGGAGTAGAAGAGGGGACTTACTGGTTTGTGCAAGGATGGAAAGAACCGCACCAGTTCGCAGCAGGCAGCATCTTCCACCTGATCGAACCAGACATTAACCAGGAGATTTATGGTCTTCCGGAATACCTGAGTGCGCTGAACTCTGCCTGGCTCAACGAGGCCGCCACATTGTTCCGCCGCAAGTATTACCAAAACGGCGCGCACGCCGGCTACATCTTGTATATGACCGACGCCGCCCAGAGCAGCAGTGACATCGATTCAATGCGTAAGGCAATGAGGGACACCAAAGGCCTGGGCAACTTCCGCAACCTGTTCATGTACGCGCCGAACGGTAAGAAAGACGGCATTCAGATTTTGCCTCTGAGTGAGGTCGCCACTAAGGATGATTTCTTCAACATCAAGAAATCCAGCCGTGATGACCTGCTGAGCGCGCATCGCGTTCCACCGCAGATGATGGGGATCATTCCTGATAATGCGGGAGGGTTTGGGGATGTTGAGAAGGCGGCGCAGGTGTTCGTTAGGAACGAACTGACGCCGCTGCAGGAGAGAATGAAGGTGTTGAGTTACTGGAACGGAGAAGAAGTTATTCAATTCAAGAATTATCATCTATTGCTAAGCAATACCCCTTAATTTAACTACTCATACAGAATTTGGTATCTTTTACTCAATTAGCTCAATTAGTTATGAGAGTCAGTTCGGTTTCAATTTTATACACTCATAAAACTAAAGGAAATATCGGAGCACTTGCAGACCAACAACGCTACATAAGTGTCTTATTTAATATGGCAACTCACATATTTTTGTAATAATAAATCAGGCGCTTTACATCCTAATATATAAACTTCATTCTCAAGGTGGTTGCGCCGCATAATTATATTTATCCAGGTACGCTGCAGAAAACGCAGGTTAGCTCCTTGGGGTTAGTCTTCCATATATGATCAAATCCACTTGAGAGTAAAACCTCCACTTTGTGCCCAGGCATTTCTATTAGCAAATAACGGTCATGGCAGTTGAGATACTTTTGTTGCTTTGTGAGTTGCACTGACCAACCTGCATAAATACTTTTAACAAAGAGATCTGTTATCTTAGTGCTATTTACGACCACACCTAAACCTACAGGAGTATCTGCGAATTCAATAACCAAATCTTCCCTTGGAAAAACTGAGTGAAAAAGGCTTTGATTGCTTTCCCAATTTGAAGCAAAATAATTATCACAAATTGTTATTTTATATGCATTCCAACATAATATTTGTAAGTATTTTTTCAAATTACTTCGAGATTCATTTGCACCTAATGTTATAGTTACATAATTATTAATCATACCATCTTTATAATGCACATAAGGAAGTGCTTTCGTTGTATCTTCAGTTAAAATTACCTTTAGTGCTGATTTCATTGCTAAGTCTGGGAGATCATCATCTTTCTCTCCCTCATTCATTAATTGTGGAAGTATCCGCTCGTACGTTAACGGATTTAATCCTAGTCTATGGGCTTCCACCCATTGTTTTTTATTAATGGAATAAGGAAAAGATAGCTTTCTCAGTAATTTTTTATATTTCTTAGAGCCTGTATGGTTTAGATATTCAACTAATAAAGTGGTATCAAGAACAATATTCCCTAGCATGTTATCTCATTTCCATTAATTCAGCTAATGTTGCGTCAAAAAATCCCTTGGGAAACGAAGTCTTATTATGTTCTAGATCGGTAAAATCACCACTATCATCGATCAATAATGAGACAAATGATTCATCAACACTAGGTTTATAATGTACAACGACTTCTGCTGAAGATATTTCGTCGTCATAAACTTGGTACGCTAACCGGTTAATCAAATGTTCACAATGTGTCTCAACAATGACTTGAATTCCCCTACTCGCGATAAATGCCAAGAAAATTGCTAAATGAGCTTGTGCTCTAGGGTGTAATTGGATTTCGGGATTTTCGAGTAAAATAAGATCGCCTTTTTTAGCCATTAGGCAAATAATCAATACTTTCGCAATAAAGCTCATTCCGGCGCCAAGGTTCAACGGAGAAACATTACCTTCAAGCTCTTTTAAGGTAAAGGCTACTTTTACTTGGTCTCCCACCTTTTCGGTAAGTAATTCAGAGGTTGTCCCGGTAATGAGTTTCAACCAATATGATAATTGATAAGCAAGAGTCTTAGATTCACTTGCCTTTACCAAGTAATCAGGTACGGGCAAGTGCTTCATTTTATCGAAGGTTGAAAATAAATACTCACCTGCACCGCCGACGCGGCGTTCAGAAACAGGAACCATTTCTTGAGCACCTAGACGGTTTGCATTTAGATAAAGTAACTCAGGTGCCCCACCAGTTATTCTAGGCTCATATTGGTAGGTTAGATGGCTATCAATTTCTCTATTTTCAGCATCTAAAGTCAATGAATGAGAATTGGCACTATCATCCAGAATGTTTATAATAATTGATTTTGCATTGACTTTTTTATTTCTAATTATAGAAAAATCGGCTAAAAAACGTATTACATCTTCCATACTATATTCATTGCCAGATGCACTATGCTTAATTAAAAGCATTAGCGCTTGAAGTACACTCGATTTACCAGAAGAGTTTATTCCAGTTAATATTGTTAATGGGCATAAAAGAAGACTCTCTGAGTCTAAGCTTTTAAAACCATGGATATCAATCTTCGTAATCATTTTTTATCCTTGTAATCATTTCTCGAGCAAATTCAAAACGTATTTTCACATATTCTGTTGTGTCGATCGCTCCTGAAAAAACGCCAAGTTCATCGAGGTTTTTTTTATATTCTTCTATGAGTTGTTTCAAATAAAAATGATCAGGCAAACGATTTAATTCAATCTGGCTAAAAATCATGACTAACACTTCAAAAAGCCCCATATTAATAGGTCGCCTCTTAACACCAGATTTCGATGCGAATCTAAATGCCTCTGTTCCGAGAGTGCTGTAAATATTAATCATACCAGTGATACAAACAATCTTAATTTTATTTAAAAGTTCTTCGTCGGCCTTTGAGTTAATAAATTTCATGGCAGACGCCAAGAAAGCATCAATGTCTGAGCGAAACACAACACCAGGTAGCTGTCCTGACATTAGAAGATAAAATGCAACGAATCGTAATATAAGATATCGATCTCTCATTCGATCAGATTTTACACCATCACCTGTTGCCCTTTTAAAAGACCTGTGCTCAGCTAAAAATTGTATCAATAGTGTTGCCTTACCTTGATAAAGAGCATGGCGCATTTCCTGTTTGTTCAAGTTAATCCCACCACGATTTACGCGCTCAAATATATTGAACTTTACATACTCAGGTGTTGGTGGTTGAATAACATAAGAGTGCAATTGGCAATCTTCAATTTTAGCCTGCAACAAAGGAGGGATTTCAACGAATTTTTTTCCTCTCAGATCTGGTAACATTGAGAGATCAGTCAACGAATATTCATTATTAATATAACGTTTCAATGCTGAAATTCGTTGTTTCCCGTCAATAATTTGTCGCACCCCATTTTCATCTTCAAAGAGATAAATCAAAGGAATTGGTATTCCCATTAGGATGGACTCAATTAACTCAGACTGATGTTTTCTATCCCAAACAATCTTGCGTTGAAAATCAGGTGCAAGCACCAGCTGCCCACGACCTTCGCGGCGCAATAACTCAAAGACGCTAGATTGCTCTTTTGCAATGCGAACTTCGGTATCCGTTCCCATCTGATGGGGATGTGAAGTTAACTCAAGTTCATCTTGATCTTCGAGTTCAATGATGTCGTTATCTTCATCCATCTTGTGCATAGCAGGTTTGGCTCTCATTAAGTCTAAGTGTCATTCATTTTCAGGCGCAATATCACGCATGATTGTACCTGAATTATCCCTTTGCTGCGACCTCATCATACCAGCTATTTGGATGAGCTACTCTCGGGTGTACGGGACTTGCAGATGTTGAAAATACTTCTATCGTGGCTTGATTAACTTCGGTACATTTTAGAAACGACGATTCGGTTTCTCGATACATCATTTGCTCTATAAATCTCTGCGCGCAATGCTATCCCCGCCACGCCTGCCCGCTTTATAGGTCGCTTTTGATGCAGTTGCGTGATCCACTGTGATCCACGCCAGCACTGGTGTCGCGGGGAGAAAAGAGTAGGGCGATCACAATGCAAAATCATGCACCCACTGCATGCAGAGCTATCAAAGAGAAATCGCCCGCGTTCCTGGCTATTCTTCATCGTCGTAAACAGAGAACGGCACTGATTGCGTGTCTTCTTCATCCAGAACGCTGTCGGCCATATCAGAGATCATTTCCATCACCAATGCGTACTCGTCATTTCTGCACTGGCCTGACTGTGCGATGTCAGCCATAAGCCGGATTTTTATCAAAGCCATCTTTAGCTCATGAGAGGATTCCATTACTCACTCCAATGCACTGTTTATTTATACAGTATAATATTACCATTTCTTAACAAATTCCATTAAAAACTGAATGTTACTTTTTAACCAATAGCTTAGATGAATGTTTAAACGGTCCTAGTCGTCATAAAATTCCTGCCAGTCCATAAGAGGGGGATGATGGATCACAACATCACCAAAACTGATTTTGGCTCCCCGGGTTAATGCTTCCAGCTCCCATCTTTGAGCTTTGATATCGTTTTTAAGCAATTCCTGTTCAATCTGAGGCAATCGCGCCCGTTCTTCAGGCGTTAATCTTGCTGATGGGGCAACATCGCGACCCTTTGTTGGGTCAAAACTTCGCTGTGATTTACTCACCTTCGGCGTTTCTTCACGTATACGCGCCACAATCGCCCTCACGGCGGCAGTGTCTGTCCAGTCAATAACTCGCAAGTTGTCAGAAGTGGTCGCTGTGGTGACGCTCCCAGCAGGGTTATCGCGCCCATTCGCGGCCGTTTTGTTTCCTCCTAACCCACAGTTATTGACAGGACTCCGAGGCGCGCCGGAGGCGCTTTTTAAAGTCAAAACCTCAACGTCAACGGCGGAAGAAACGATGCGCCATTGAGTTGTTCGGGTTTCATAAACACGAGAGTCGCCCAGGTGAGGCGCGAAAATACCCACAACCTTTTTCACTTCCTCATCGTATGCGTTCAGCTCATCAACAACGCGGCGGGCGACACGCACCGTCTGCTCGTCACGGGGAACATTTGCCCCGCCCTGGGCTGACATGTACGCCATAAAGTCACCGGCATCAGCAGCAGCGCGAACGGCTTCCACTTCTTCGTCAAATGTTTCAGTCAGACAGATGGAACGGATGCGGCGGCACTCACGGTAGGAACCCATGGTAGGCAGGCCGATAGGATGAAACTGCGGGATACGCCAGGTAGCAGCCCAAGCGGTGACAGCGGCAGCGGAATCTGTCAACAACTCGCCGGTTTCGTGGTCGCGCTCGCCTTCCAGTGCGTAACCGTCGATGTTCTTTGCAATGTATTTAGCAATATAGCCAGCCGCGCCACCACGGTTCAGGTATTTACAGTCAAAGCGGTTTTTAGCTGCGCCGCGTTCGTCACCGTCTTCTTTCATGGCGTATTTGCGCATGATATCGATCACCCGCTGACGCATAGCGGGCTTGGTGAATAACATCATGTGCCAGTGCGGCGTCGCATCGTGATGGGGTTCGACAACGCGCATCCCATAAACTGACAGGCCGCTATCCTTGAACGCGGTGCGCATTTTGCTCCAGATCCCGCACAGATAACGCTGCGCATCTTTCGGGGTATAGGCTTCTTTGTCCCAGGCGTGATTTCGCTGAACGCGCTTTTTATCGCCCTTACCCACCATTCGAGTCGGGTGATATTTAGAAGGGGTGGTGATGGTCAGGAACATCCCGACGTCGCCATTTGCAGCGGCATATTTTTCGGTGCCGGCGATCGTGCTCATTAGCTCCATGCGGCGGATTTCAGGGTTTGAAATACTCGCCATCACTTTTTCGATCAGACTGAAACGCTCGCCGGTTTCGATGTTTTCCAGGTCGCAGCTTTTTAGGTAGTCGAGATTCGACAGACGGCGCGCACGTACTTCACGGATAGCCTGCTTACTGGCATACGGGGAAGCATCACGGTTCACTTTGCCGATGGCGATCAGTAAAGATTCACGCCAGCGTGTGCGCTGGCCTTTAAAATGGCGTAACCACCATTCCGGATTAACCAGGCGCGACACGGCAGCGATCGCAGAAACGGCATCCAGCTTGCCTTTGCAAAACCTTGTCCAGTACATCGGCGTGACATTAAAAGCCTGTGCCATACCGGCGATTTCGCTATATAGCTCGCACTGGGTATCACTCTCGAACAAAATCGAATTATCCCCGTTGTGCTGAGCAAGCAACTGATCGCAACGTTCTTCATAGATTTCTTTAAGTTGTCCGGCGATGTCCTGAGCGAATCGGCGCAGCGGTTTATCGCTCATGCTCGGCAGACCGTGATAGGTGTCTGCCTCAGACATGAATTTCATAGAAGCTTTAACGTTCATCGCGTGAGTCACATTGACCGCTTCGACACGGGGAAGGATGCTGAGACCAAGGGTATAAACCAGGTATTTATTGGCGGCATGAATGCCCTGCGTTTTCAGCAGATACGCATGGCGACCTGTGAATATTTCCCGCAGGTCGGTAGAGAGGTTTTTTACTCTGATTAAAACAGCTTGCCCCTGATCGTATTCAGCACGGGTAAGCGGTCTTTCCAGGCCAGAAACGGCCTGGAGTGGTTTGTTCCAGGGAAACGCCCAGACTTTGGGCGTTTCAATTTGCGGAGTGAAGCGACTGGCCTGCATTACATGCCGTCTTTGATATCAATGACCAAATAGCCCGCATTGATACCGGCCAGGATGAGTAACGCCACAGAGAGAACGATCACTTATTGCCTCTGTAATGTCTGGCGTTCAACTCAGCGAGTTCTTTGCAACAGACACAAAGCTCAGCCCCTGGCAGAGCTGCACGGCGTTCCTCCGGTATCGGGCGGTCACAGTCGAAGCAAAACATTGCGGAAATGCCCGCAACAGTTGCGCGGGCGGCTTGGATTTGGGCGGAAAGAATGAGGTCAGCGCGTTCCTGGGCGGTGTCGATCACATCAGCCATTGTTACGCCTCCGCTTCATTTTGGATTCGGTTAGCTTCAATGAGGAGTGCTTCTGCAGCTTCAATCCCAGTCATTTCACGTTTGAGGATAAAACTGGCAATCGCTTCCAGGCGGCCAGCAAATACCAACGCTCTATTGGCACGTTCTTCATTACGAGCAGTGTCCAGCATCAACGACAAATCAAGAACTGATGTGTAATCGTGTTCTGGTGAAGCTAAATCAACGCCCATAACTGACAAACCAACAATATTCTGACGGGTGTTATCAATCATATTTTTCATGCAGAACTCCTGTTTTTGGGCAAACGAATGCCCGGCGAGTTGACGCCAATTAGTTTGAATACGGGTTAGTGTTTAATATTTATCTTGCAATCATCATCACTGATAAATTTCGGCAGTGATTCAGTTAAACCAAGTAAAGAATTTAGCGCCGCAACTACTTGATGCCTTTCCGTCGGCGTTAATTCAGCAAACTTCATCTCAAGATGGCGACGAGATAAGCCAGCATGAAAACAGA